TCTTAGAACTGAAGTGTATAGTAATGTGGGATTATCTGAAGGTTCTGCTCAGTTAAGAGCAATTTCTTGGACTCCACAAAAGGCAGATAAAATTATTGCAGGAGAATACATTAGTAAATCTAGAGAAGAGTGGTCATCTGGGATTACTACTATAACCAAACTTACAGTAAATTATAATGTTGGGGTTGTTACAGTTGGCATAGCAACAACAACTGCTTCCTTTACTGGAGTATCTACTAATGTCATTACTCTGAGCACTACTGCAGGAATTGGGTCCTTAATTGCAGTTAGAGATTATATTGAAGGCAACTATATAAGCATTGGAACCACAGTAACATCTGTATCATCTGGGCAAATAGGAATATCCACAATTGCTGTTGGGATTTCAAGTGGAACCAATAATACAGTATTAAGGTTCTATAGAAAGAACTAATAAATAACATAAAGTACAAGGTAAAATGACGGCAATAGTAACTGATAAATTAAGATTACTAAATTGCAACAATTTTGTTGAAAATGTTAGTGATGGTGGATATTATATTTTTCTTGGACTTCCCAACGCAACTGATTTAGATAGTAATTGGGACAATGCTCAGCCAGATCCTATTGATTCTCCTTTATACTTAAATTCCTATAGAGATAATATTTTAGGTGTAAAAAAGATAACATCTTCTGACATTGTAAGAGTAATACCTAAAATACAATGGTCAAGTGGAAGAAAATATGACATGTATAGACACGATTACAGTGTTTATAATGTTTCTCCAGTTACTTCTGCTACAAGAGTTTATGATTCTTTGTTTTATGTTGTAAACAAAGATTTTAGAGTTTATATTTGTATTAATAATGGATCTACTCCATCTAACCAAAACTTAGGTGTTGTATCAACTCAAGAACCTTTACATACAGATGCTTCACCAAGAAAGGAAAGTGATAGTTATGTATGGAAATATCTTTACACTCTAAGTCCTTCTGATGTTTTAAAATTTGATTCTACTAATTATATTAGTGTTCCAAACAGTTGGACAACTTCTTCTGATTCTGAAATTTCTAGAATTAGAAATAATGCTGTTAGTGGAAGAATTGAAACTATTTTGATTGAACAACAAGCACAATATAACTATACTGGCACTTTAACTGATGTTCCTATTAGAGGAGATGGACTTGGTGGAGTTGCTAGTATCACATTTGATGAAGAATCAAAACCAGTTTCAGTTGATGTTGTTTCTGGTGGTCAAGATTATACCTTTGCCACTTTAGATTTAGACTCAGTTCTCCCTTCAATTACTGGAGAAAAAGCAATATTTAATGTAATCATTCCACCAGAGGGTGGGCATGGAAAGGATATCTACAATGAACTTGGTGCAAACAGAGTTTTAGTTTACAGTAGAATTGAAAATGACGAAACAAATCCAGATTTTATAGTTGGAAACCAGTTTTCTAGAATTGGAATTATTAAAGATCTTAAATCATTTGGAGGAAATTCACCATTTACTCAAAGCACTGGCAGTGGAGTATATGCAGTAAAGTTAAATACTAGTTTAGTTACAGATCCTTTGGATTCAAAAATTACTCAATCTTCAACTGGAGCAGTTGGGAACTTAGTAAGTTTTGATTCAACTACTAAGGTATTGAGATATATTCAACCAAGAAACAATGTAATGGATACCTATGCAGTTGGTAATATTATAACCATAGATTATCAATATGCTAATAGCATAAGTGGCATCCAATCTGCAACAACTTATGACCTTGAAGAATTTAATGGTTCAAGTAATATTTCTATTGGTGCCAATTCATATTCCATAGATACATCTTTTAGTGGAAGTTCTACTGATGTTGGTTCTGTGACTTATTATTTGGGACAAACCTTTAGTGGTGGAGTTGCTTTCCCAGACATAAATATAAAGAGCGGTGAGATCATCTACGTAGATAATAGAGCTTCTGTCACTAGAGCATCACAGCAAAGAGAAGACATTAAAATTATTTTAGAGTTCTAAGAAAATGCCCCAAAGTACTAATCTAAACAGAAGTCCATATTATGATGACTTCAGTGACGATAAAAATTTTTACAAAGTTCTTTTTAAACCAGGGGTATCAGTACAAACTAGGGAATTAACTACTCTACAATCAATCTTACAGAATCAGATTGAAAAGTTTGGTAGTAGATTTTTTAGTAGTGGTGGAGTAGTTATTCCTGGTGGATTTGCTTATGACAATACCTTTAGCGCAGTAGAAATTGACAGCGAATTAAGAGGAATTGACGTAGAGGTATATTTTCAATCACTAGTAGGAAAAGTATTAACAGGTATAAGAACTGGCATTACTGCCAAAGTAGAAAAAGTTCTTTCTAAATTTGATTCAGAAAGAGGATCAACTACTCTGTATGTAAAATATATTTCATCTTCTTCTGAAGATTTTAATTCAGAAATATTTGAAAATGGCGAAGAGTTAACTGTTAATTCTGATATATCTTTGGGTGCAGGGTTTATTCTTGCAGGAGAAACCATTGCCCAAGTATCTAACCCTGTAGGAAGATCTGCTTTATCTGTAGGATCTGCAGCAAAAATAGAAGAAGGAGTATATTTTGTAAGAGGATATTTTGTAAATGTTGAATCAGAATCAATAATCTTAGAGCAATATAATAACACTCCAAATGCCAGAGTTGGTCTTACAATTAATGAGGTAATCATTGATGCTAATGATGATTCTTCATTGAATGATAATGCTCAAGGTTTTTCAAACTTTGCTGCTCCTGGAGCTGACAGATTAACAATTACTTTAAATCTTTCCAGCAAATCTTTAGATGATTTTAATGATGATAATTTTATTGAATTGTTTAGAGTTGAAAATGGCGTAATTAGAAAAATTAAATCTGATACTGCAAGTTCATTCATCAATGATGTTTTAGCAAGAAGAACTTTTGAAGAGTCTGGAAATTACTATATAAATCAATTTGCAGTTGATGCAGTAGAATCTTTAAATGATAGAATTGGAAATAATGGAATTTATTTCCAAGGACAAAAAACAACTCAAGGTAGTATTCCATCAGAAGATTTAGGATTAATTAAAGTTAATCCAGGAAAAGCATATGTAAAAGGTTATGAAGTTCCAACAGTTCAAACTGTATTAGACTTTCCAAAACCAAGAACTACTAAGAAAGTTGAATCTTCATCTAGCAACTTTTATGCTGGAAATATAATTAGAGTCAATAATGTAAAAAATTCTCCTAAGATTGGATTAACTACTACTGGAACAATTTCTTTGTATGCAACCAGACTTCAGAGTGGGGTTGCAGCAGGAACAACTATTGGATTTGCTAGGGTATATGACTATGAATCCCACAACACTTCATATGAAAGTCCAGCAAGTCAATTTAATCTAAGTTTGTTTGATATTCAAACATATACAAACATAGTTACTACTGCTGGAGTTTCTAGTTCTGTAATTGTTGGTTCATATATCCAAGGACAAAGCAGTGGTGCATCTGGTTATTTAAAATCATTGTCTGGTGGAACAAACTTATCTCTATATCAAGTTTCAGGAACTTTTATCAAAAATGAAACTCTAACCATTAATGGGGTTGGAAGCACAAGTTCAATTGGAACAGTAACAGATTATTCAATTAATGATGTTAGATCTATTTCATCTCCTGAAGGATTTGTAGCAGATACTCTTCTATACAATAAAGGAACAGTAAATGGACCATTTGATGTAGCAATTAAACCATTTACAGTTGGAGTTGGGACTCTTAGTGGAGATTTTAGTACAGGAAATGACGATACTATTGGAGTTACTACAACTGGACTTCAACTTGGAGATTTAGTACAAAGCACAAGTATTGCTTATGGAACTACAATTGTTGCATTCCCAGGATCAGGAATTATTCAAATATCCCCAGCAGCAACTAATGTTGGAGTTGCAACAGAAGTTCTAACAATTAATAGACCAGTAGCAGATGCTGGAATTGTAACCATTACCAAAAATGATGGATCTGCTTTTGCTGCAGGATATAAAACTGGAGATATTATCTCATATCAAACTCCTGGAATAACTTCTTCAATTTTTACAAAAATTATTTCAATCTCAAATACTAAAAATAGTATTGGGGTTTCTTCAGTATCTACTGTACAAAATGTTTGTTCTAGTTCTGTGGGAGTTGGAACTTTCCAAATTCAAAATATTTCCCTACTAAGACCTGAACTTCTTCTTCAAGATGATACTTCTCTATATTCAAAACTTTCTAATAGCAATATTTCTAATGTAGACTTATTAAACTCAAACATTTATATCAAACAACAATATTCTGCTTTAACAAAATCAGGAACAACTTTGACTCTTCCAGATCTTTCTGGAACAGATTATGTGTACTCATCATTTGATGAAGAAAGATATTTGGTTGTCAATGCAAATGGTTCAATTGAAAATCTAACCAATGCTACATTTACAACTTCTTCTGGTGGTAAAAATGCTTCATTCACTAATCTAAGTGCTGCAGCAGGTCCATGTTCAATTATTACCACTCAAATTAAGTCTAATGTAACTGCAAAGCAAAAAAGATATGCTAGGGGACAATCAATAACAATCAACAAAACAAAATATTCAACTCCTAAAAATGCTGGTCTTGGATATACTAGTTTATATGGAACAAGAGTAGAAGACAATCAAATCAGTTTGAATGCCCCAGATCTAGTAGAAGTTCATGCAGTTTATGAATCTTCAGGAACTGGAGAAGCAACAGTTCCATGGATTGCATTAACTGGACTAAACAGCCCAACTAGTGATACAAATGATTTAATTATTGGAGAATATTTAGTTGGAGAAACATCAGGTGCAGTAGCAGCATATGTTGAAAGAAGAACTGGTGCTCAAGTTTACTTGGCATATAAAACTACACAGACTTTCCGAGTTTCAGAAAGAGTAACTTTCAAAGAGACTGGATATAGTGCAGTTGTTGCTAGTGTTGAAGTTGGGGATAAAAATATATTAAATGAATTCACAGTAGATAATGGACAAAGAAAACATTTTTATGATTATGGTAGACTAGTCAGGAAAAATTCTTCAAAAGAACCATCTGGAAGATTAAGAATTTACTTTGATTGTTTCCAATTTGATAATAGTGATTCTGGAGATTTAATTACTAGGAATAGTTATCCAAATTCTCTATATGGCAAAAAAATTCCATCTTTTGATAATGTTAGAAATACTGATGTTATTGATGTAAGACCAAGAGTTGGGTCATATAGTGCATCAACTAAACTAAGTCCATTTGATTTTTCATCAAGGTCTTTTGAAACCCAAGGAGCTAATTCTTCTCAAATTGTAGCATCAAATGAAAACGTAGTTTTTGATTATGATTTCTATCTCCCAAGATCTGATAAATTAACTCTTTCTAAAGAGGGAGTATTTGAAATTGTATTTGGAGAACCAAGTGAAACACCAATAGTTCCATCAGTTTCTGTAGAAGTATTAGATGTTGCTACTATCATAAGCAGCCCATATGTTTATGACATTACTGATAGAAGTGAAGTAATTATCATCTTAACTGATAATAGAAGATTTACAATGTCAGATTTGAGGGACATTGAAGATAGAGTTACAAACTTAGAATATTATACAAGTCTCTCTTTACTAGAAACATCTACTCAAAACCTCCTTATTGAAGATGCTGATGGGTTTAACAGATTTAAATCTGGGTTCTTTGTAGATAATTTTAACAACTACAATACTTCTGAAATTCAAAATCCTCTCTATAGTGCTGACATTTTAGAAAGCAGCTTGAGAGCAACTATCAATCAGGAAAGGATTGATTTAAGTCTTTACAGTTCAGATGTAGAATTAACTCCAAGTGAAATAAATCTTGCTGATACTAATTGTAATAATCTAAAATTAACAGGTACTACTCTATCATTAAACTATACCAACACTGTTTACTTTAGTCAACCATTTGCAAGTAGAATTGTCAATGTAAACCCATTCAATATTGTAACATGGACAGGGTTCTTGCAATTAAATCCTGCTGTTGACACTTGGGAAGTTCAAGTTAATGCAGGAGCAAAATTCATTCCAAATTGGAACTTGGCAGGTGCATTTAACCCAAGAACTGGAACTAGAGATGCTAGACTGGATCACTTTGAAGTAACAAGAACAGACATTCCTTATATTAGATCTAGAAATATTCAATTTATTGGAAGTAGACTAAAACCAAATACCAGATTCAATGTAATATTTGATTCTAAAAATCTTTCAGATTCTAGTAGTGGAACAACTTTTGCATTCCCTAAACTATTAGAAATAACTGATGTATTGGGATCATTTAAAGTTGGAGAAACTGTAGTAGGTTCAGACTCAAATGGAAATAAGATTATCAAATTTAGAGTTTGTACCCCAAATCACAAAGATGGTCCTCACAATTCCCCCACTGTAACATATACTATAAATCCATATACTCCAACTGTAGGTATATCCACATTATATGGACCTCAATCTACAGTACTGAATATAGACACTGAAAGCCTTCAAGTTTCAAATATTTCCAATTACTTTGGTAATGCTATAAGAGGAATTTCTTTATATGGATTGGAAAGTAGAGCAAGTGCTAAAATAGCAGATAATAGATTAATTTCAGATAGTAATGGTACTTTGATTGGAAGTATCTTTATTCCAGATCCAAATACAAACTCAGTTAAATACAGAACTGGATCTACTGAAGTTAAATTAGTTACCAGTCAACCAGCATTAGGAGTTCCTGGAGAATTTACAAGTTCTGCTGAGACTACATTTACTTCAAGGGGAACTGAAGTTAGAAGCACTTCAGTATTTTATTATGATCCACTTGCACAAACTTTCATTGTAAATGAAGAAACTGGGGTTTTCCCAACTTCAGTTGATATCTTCTTTGCAAGTAAAGATGACACTATTCCTGTAACTTTACAAATTAGAGAAGCAGTCAATGGATATCCTGGGGGTCCTGATAAAGTTGTTGGAAAACTTGAAAAGGTTTTAAGACCAGATCAAGTTACAACAAGTACCAATGCCACAGCAAAAACTTCATTTACATTTGATAGTTTAACTAGACTGGAAGGAGGAAGAGAATACTCAATAGTATTACTTTCAGATTCTAATAATTATAATGTTTGGCATTCTAGAATTGGGGGAGTAGAGATCACAACTGCAAACTCTAATGAGGTTGGTAAAGTAATTATCAATAAGCAACCATCCATGGGAACTATGTTCAAGTCCCAAAATGGTACTACATGGGTTGCAAGTCCTGAAGATGACTTGAAGTTTACAATTAATAAAGCAAACTTTGTTTCATCAGGAACTGCAAGATTCTATAATTCTAAAGTTGCAACAGAATCTTCAGAAAATTTACTCCTAGAAAATTCACTGTTTGCAATATCAACTTCAGCAGTTTCAGAAAATAGTGGAAGACATATTTTAGTATTCCATCCAAATCATGGAATGCACTCTCCAAATGATAAAGTACAAATCAAAGGAGTTCAATCAGACATTCTTCCTGTAAAACTTTCTGTTGCATATGGTGCAACAGAAACAGGAGCTATTAGTGTTGCATCTACAACAATCTTTGCTAATTATGATGGTTCCCAAGTTGGTCCAGGAAATCCAGGATACATTCAAATTTCAGATGAAATTATTAAATATGAAAAAGTTCTTTCTGGACAATTATCTGATATTACCAGAGCATCTTTAGATACTGTATCTCTGCCTCATTCAGTTGATTCTTTGGTATATAAGTATGAATTCAATAACATACCTCTTACAAAAATCAATACAACTCATACAATCCTAAATTCACCAAAACCAACTTTAGATAATTATTATGTTCAAGTTTCTGCAGGAAGCACATTTAACATTGATAAATTTGCAGGTGGTAGTGGAGTTTATGCATCAAAGAATAAGCAATTTAACCAAGCATACTTAAACCCATATTTCATTAATACATTTAATAGAACTTCAGTATCAGGATCAGTCAGAACAATTTCTGCAAGAAGTGTAGATGGTACTGAAACTGCATTTGTAGATCAAGGATTTGAATCCTTTGATACTTCTTCTACAAACAATTTTATTACCCCAAGAACAATAGCATCAAAAGTAAATGAAACTGAATACTTGAATTCTACAGAGTTTGCTGGAAGTAAGTCTCTAACATTAGAATTAGGATTAGATACTTCAGATCCAAATGTGTCCCCAGTTATTAATATTGATCAATCATATTTGACTGTTGAAAATTATAGAATTAACCAACCTGTAGGACTAAGTTCTTATGCATCAGACTCTAGAGTTAATTCTAATCTCAGTGATCCTCATTCATTCTTACATGTTTCTAAGAGAATCAACCTTCAAGAAAGTGCTAATTCATTAAAAGTACTATTCTCAGCATTTAGATCCGCAGAGTCTGATATTAGAGTTCTTTACAAAATTTATAGAAATGATGTTCCAGATGAAGATCAAACTTGGGAACTCTTCCCTGGATATGAAAACTTGGATGTCAATGGATTAGTTATTGATTCTGATGATAATGATGGAAGATCAGATTCAAATGTTCCAAGTAGTGTTAATGGTGAGTATAGAGATTATTCTTACACTATTGATAATCTTCCATCATTCACTGGATTCCAAGTTAAAATTGTTGGAACTAGCAGCAATCAGGCATACTCCCCTATCATTAAAGAACTAAGAGCATTAGCATTGAAGTGATGAGCAATCAACAGTATGCAAAGGTTGAGGGTCATCCAAATTTATTAAGAGATCTGACAACAAATGCTATAATTAATACAGACCAATTATCTTCTGATCAGTATACTATACTAAAAAATAAAAAATCTCAAGAAAAACAAAAAATAGAAAAACTATCCTCAGATATTGAAGACTTAAAATCTTCAGTATCTGAGATTAAAACTTTGTTGAGGAGTATTTTAAATGGATCATGAAGATTTGAAATTAGAGAACATCTCCAAATTATTTGAGTTTGAAAAGATATCAAGAGAGTTGGATACTTGCACAAATATTGATATTCTTAGAAATCTTTGCAAATGCTATGTTAAGTTGTACTTAAAGCAACAAGAAGTTTTAATTGATATGGGACAAGACTTTTAATTCTAAATAATATAAAAGTAGAAGAATAATGGCAAAACCTGCATCAAGACAAGAACTAATTGATTACTGTCTAAGGCAGCTTGGTGCTCCTGTGTTGGAAGTCAATGTTGCAGAAGAGCAACTTGATGATAGGGTTGATGAAGCTTTACAATATTTCCAAGAAAGACACTTTGATGGCGTCATCAAAATGTTCCTTAAGTATAAAATTACAGAAAATGATATAAAAAGAGGAAGAGCAAGAGGTGATAATAACGTAGCAGGAATAGTTACTACAACATCAACTGCAGGAATTGGAACATTTAGTTGGGAAGAGAATAGTAATTACATTCCTGTTCCAGATAGTGTTATTGGGATAGAAAGAGTCTTTAAGTTAGATAATAGAACAATTGCTTCAAATTTATTCAATGTTAACTATCAATTATTTCTAAATGATATCTATTGGTTTAGTTCAACTGAAATGTTGAATTACTATGTGACAAAAAGATATCTAGAGGACATTGATTGGATAGTCAATCCAGACAGACAAATTAGATTTAATAAGAGACAAAACAGACTGTATATTGATACAAGTTGGGATAGATTAAATGCAGATGATTACTTAATGATAGAGTGCTATAGAATAATTAATCCAGCAGAATCTACAGGAGTTTGGAATGATTCATTCTTAAAAAAATATACCACAGCACTTATTAAAAAACAGTGGGGACAAAACTTAATCAAATTCCAGGGAGTAAAACTTCCAGGTGGAGTAGAACTTAATGGCAGACAATTGTATGATGATGCCATGAAAGAACTACAAGCAATAGAAGATCAAATGATGATTACTTATGAATTACCACCTCTGGATCTAATAGGATAATATGTTAAATCCATTTTTTATTCAAGGCACTAATAATGAACAAGGTCTTGTTCAAGACCTTATCAATGAACAGTTAAAAATGTATGGCATTGAGGTTTATTATTTGCCCAGACAAATAATAACCAAAGGAAAGGTAATAAAGGATGTTTTATTTTCAAAATTTAATAATGCATTTCCAATAGAAGCATACTTAGTAAACTATGAAGGATTTGATAATAATAGTGTTTTAATGTCAAAATTTGGTGTCAGGATCACTGATGAAATGACATTGATTATATCAAAAGAAAGATTTGATATGTACATTGGAGAAATGGTCAAGTCTATAACCAATGTTCCTGTGACTGGAAGACCTAATGAGGGGGACTTGCTTTATATTCCTCTTTCTGACAGTTTGATGGAAATTAAATATGTTGAAAATAGAAAACCATTCTTTCAACTACAGAAAAATTATGTGTATGAGTTAAGATGTGAACTATTTGAATATGAAGATGAAGAAATTTCTACTGGTATTTCTGATGTAGATTATTCATTAAAAGATCTTGGATATGGTGCTGTTCTATCTTTATCTGGACTTGGAATCACTGCAACTGCATATACTGGATTAGTGAATGGGGGAATTCAAAAAATAGATGTTGTTAATGGAGGATATAGATATTCATCTACTCCATCTCTTGTAGTCACTTCACCAATATCTGGTATTAGGGGAACAGCAGTTGGAGTAATGACAGAAACTAGGACATTAACTTCAACAAAAAGTTTAAACAGAATTTACATAGAAAATCCTGGAGCAGGATATTCATATAGTTATCCTCCTGATGTTTCTCTATTTGGGGGTAATGGATATGGTGCTTCTGTTAATGTGGGAATAGCAACTTCTGGAAGTATAGGAATTGTTACTTTATCATATGCTGGAACTGGATATGTAGCACCACCTGCAGTTACAGTCTCCTCTCCAGTTTCTGGAGGAACTACTGCTGTTGCTGTTGCATTCTTAAATGCTACTGGGGGAATCTCTACAATTAGAATAGTAAATGCTGGATTGGGATACACTGCTGCACCAACAATTACCATAGGAGCAGGATCTACAGTTGCATCTGGCAATTATGTGTTTGGAGAAAAAGTTGTAGGATCTATTTCTGGTGCCATTGGAATAGTTAAAAATTGGGATGCAGCAACTAAACAACTTAAAGTTTCTGGGATGGGAACTGATTTTGTTCCTGGGGATGTTGTTGTTGGGGCAGCAAGTAGTGCAACATATATTATTGGAGGGTATGAAATCTATGAACTTCAAGAACCAGCTTATGATTACAATGATGAGATAGAAGAAGAAGCAGACAGTATTCTAGACTTTACTGAAATAAATCCCTTTGGTGAAGTTTAACTAAATAAAATAAACTGCGCTCATAATGGCAAGGCAATTAATATCTACAGGTGCAGCACCTAATGATGGAACAGGGGATACTCTGTCACAAGGTGCTACCAAGATAAATCAAAACTTTACTGAAATCTATACCACTTTTGGTGATGGGGTAAATCTATCTGGGTTTCAAGGAGCAACTGGTGCTCAAGGTCTTCAAGGTGTAGTAGGTCCACAAGGACCACAAGGAGCTGGTCCTCAAGGACCAGAAGGACCTCAGGGAGCACAGGGATTTCAAGGTTTAATTGGTCCTCAAGGAGTAGGTCCACAAGGAGCACAGGGAGATATTGGATTTGCTGGAGCAACTGGAGATTTAGGTCCTCAAGGACCATTAGGACCTCAAGGAATACAAGGATTTCAAGGTCTTCAGGGATTCCAAGGAATAACAGGACCACAAGGATCTCAAGGATCATTTGGTCCACAAGGAACTGCTGGATTTACTGGAGCACAAGGAGTTCAAGGATCACAAGGAATTAGAGGTCCACAAGGAGTTCAAGGACCTCAAGGTACAGGACCACAAGGCAGTCAAGGCATTATAGGACCACAAGGAGCGCAAGGTGCTCAAGGTATACAAGGACCACAAGGATTTGGTCCTCAGGGATCACAGGGCATTCAAGGACCTCAAGGACCTCAAGGAACACAAGGACCTCAAGGAGAAGTTGGACCACAAGGACCATCTGGATTGCCAGGGGGACCTCAAGGATCAGTTGGTCCCCAAGGAATACAAGGACCCCAAGGATCTCAAGGTAGACAGGGTAGTGTTGGATTCCAAGGAATAACAGGAGCAAGAGGTCCACAAGGAGCTCAAGGAATTCAAGGATCTCAAGGAATAACTGGACCTCAGGGATCTCAGGGAGTAATTGGACCCCAAGGAACACAAGGAGTTCAAGGTTCTCAAGGTGTATTTGGTGGTGCTCTTAATGTTAGAACAACTACAAGTTCTTCCACTGGATCTGTTGGAATTGGAAGCACTACCAACATAACAATTGTTGGATATAAATCATATGCATTATCTAAAGTTGAAACTTCTGCTGCTGCTAGAGTTGTAATCTATTCAGATACAACATCAAGAGATAATGATTCAACAAGAGCAGAGGGAGTTGACCCATCTGCAGGTTCTGGAGTTATTGCTGAAGTGGTTACAAGTGGATCTCAAGTAAAATTAGTAAGTCCAGCAGTAATTGGATATAATAATGATGATCCAGTATCAACTGACATTTATGCAAGGATTTCAAATAAATCTGGAGTATCTACAGATATTAGTGTCACTCTATCAATTCTCCAACTAGAGAATTAAAAATAAATAATATACTTAGGAACTTTTAACATGCTTGGTAATTATTTTTATAATAAAGGAATTAGCAAGACTGTAATTGCTTTTGGTACTCTGTTCAACAACATTCAAATTAGGCATGTTGATGAATCCGACAACCCAGTTTCAGTCTTAAAAGTTCCCCTTGCTTATGGACCAACCCAAAAGTTCTTAGCAAGAATTGAACAAAACCCATCAGGTGACAGAAAGATTGCTTTGACATTACCAAGAATGTCATTTGAAATGGTTTCTATTGATTATGATGCTACTAGAAAAGCATCAACAATTCAAACTTTTAAGAGTGCTGAAGTTACTGATGGCACTCAATCAAGAAGAGTTTATATGCCTGTCCCATACAATTTGGGATTTGAATTAAACATTATGGCAAAAATTCAAGATGATGCATTACAAATTGTAGAGCAAATTTTACCATATTTCCAACCATCATTCAATGTAACAGTAAATATGATTCCGGAGATAGGTGAGAAGAGAGATATTCCAGTTGTCTTGAATAGAGTTGGATTTAGAGATGATTATGAAGGAGATTATAGCACAAGAAGAATTTTAATTTATACTTTAAACTTTACTGCAAAAACATACATGTTTGGTGCAATTCCTTCAGATGATCAAGGTCTCATCAAGAAGGTTCAAGTTGATTATGCAACTAATGCTATTAGAAATGCAAAGAGAGAAGTTAGATATACAGTAACTCCTAAGGCACTGGAAGATTATAATGATGATAATATTATAGATGCAACTGATGATTCTCTGATTGAATTTGGCGATGACTTTGGATTTAATGACACAGTAGAAGAATTTGTAGACTTTAAGACTTACAGCAACTCACAAGGAACTGATGTGGACATCTGATTATGAAAGACAAGTATGAAGAAATTGAACAAGCACTGGACATTGAAACTAAAATTGTTGAAGTAGAACCTGTTGAAATAAAAAAAGCAGAAGTTCCAGATGATCCACAAAAAGATTATGAATACACCAGAGGTAATCTTTATAGTTTGATTGAAAAGGGACAAGAAGCAATAAATGGTATTCTGGAACTTGCTCAAGAGTCTGGTCATCCAAGAGCATATGAAGTTGCAGGACAATTAATCAAATCAGTGGGAGATGTAAGTGATAAGTTGATGGATCTACAGAAGAAGATGAAAGATCTAGATGCTCCACAAAAAGGTCCAACCACAGTCAACAATTCTTTGTTTGTTGGTTCTACAGCAGAGTTATCTAAACTCATAAAGCAAGGACTTCTAAATAGTACAGAGGAATAATGTCCAATGAAAGATCCAAAAGGTCCTGTAAAAGCATATAAAACTCCAGAGGAACTTGCTAAAAAGCATAAAGTTACTCTGGATAAAATTGTACAACAGGTAAAAATTGGAACTGAAATTGAAGGGGAGCATACTACTAGTAAGAGTGGAGCAAGAATCACTGCACTTCAGCATGTAGATGAACTTCCAGATTACTACACAAGACTCAAGAAAGTAGAAAAAAAGAAACCCATGAAAGAAGAAACAACTCCAGAGGAACAGTATAAAAAGGATACAAAGTATTGTCTCCTTTGTAAAAAGAACGAAAAAAGAGAAGAGTGTTCATGGGGTCCCTCTATGTGGGACAAGTATACTATTGCTAAAATTCATCCAGCAAATGAATCAAAGATTCATGAGGATCATAAAGAAATTGCTTCTGGAAAGAAGAAAGATGAAGAAGGATATATGGCAAGAGTTGAGTTTGATCAAATTGAAAGGGCAGTTAGTATTTTAAGAAGCAAAATTAAAAAGGGTGATCAACAACTCCCTGCTTGGGTACAATCAAAGATTACCAGAGCAGCAGATTTTATTGATACTGCAGCAGAATATATGTCTAGTGATGAGGGTGTTTCTGAAGGCATGTCTTATAATGACTTCATCACAGAAGTTGCTGCATGGCAAAAAAAGGAAGGTAAGAATCCATCTGGTGGACTTAATGAAAAAGGTAGAAAATCTTATGAAAGGGAAAATCCTGGGAGTAATCTACAAGCACCTCAACCAAAAGGTGGTCCACGTAAAAGATCATTCTGTGCTCGTATGGGAGGAATGCCTGGTCCTATGAAAGATGAAAAAGGAAGACCTACAAGAAAAGCATTAGCACTCAGAAAGTGGGCATGTTGATATGAAATCATACAAACAGTTTCTTTCAGAGAGTATTAATATTTCAGGTGACTTTAATGGCACTTTGAATATTGGGGCACAACCAACTCCCCAAAAAGTTGGGGAAGAGTTTGCTGCAGACTTTGTTTGGCAGGGTAGCATTTACAGAATAGAGATGGTAACTGATAGTGGGATCCCATCAAAAGATAAATTAGCAGAACAATTGCAAGGAGAATATCCAGGTGCAATGGTTCACCAAATCTATCCAGCAACTCCAAGAAATACGAACATTACTAAAGTAAATAGATATCATCCAGCAAAACTAGAGTGGATTTAAGTTATGGCAATTTGGAATATAACTACTCAAGATTATTTAAATCAAGAAAGATCTTTATTTGAAGTAGTTGGTGTAGCATCAAGTGATGGTCAAGTAATATCAGAATTTAATCCATTTCCAGTAACAGGCACTATTGGAATACAAACAGGTACTGGGTTAATAATTAATCCAGATAATAATTCGCATGATGCTTTTGGTAGACAGAGAGTTTCTGAACCATTTACCCTTGGTGATTATAAACATCTATATGCTATTGATACCAACTTTATTGATAGTTCATCAGGGGCTGGTTCAACAATAACATTTAAAGTAAACCAAGCATGTGCAAGATTACAAACTGGCATTGGAAGCACAGCATCTAGTATTCACCAAACAAAGTTTTATCACCATTATCAACCAGGAAAATCGCAACTAATTTTTAGTTCTTTTAATTTTTATGCACCTCAACAGAATGCAACAAAAAGAACTGGATACTTTGATGATAGAGACGGAATCTACTTAGAGCAGGTTGGATTAAGTACTTCTGATGGAGTTAATGCTGGAATAGGAACTTATAACTGGGTCATCAGAACTTTTACATCAGGAAGTGCAACAGAAACAAGAATTCCAAGATCACAATGGAATAAGGATAAATGTGATGGAACTGGTGCTTCTGGTTTTAATATTGATTTTACAAAAACTCAATTAGCATTTATTGACTTTCAATGGTTAGGTGTTGGTAGAGTTCGTTGTGGTTTTGCTCACGATGGAAAGTTAATTACTGCTCATGAATTTTATCATTCCAACAACAATCCAACAGTTTATATTGCAAATCCAAACTTACCAGTTCGTTGTGAGATAAGAAATACTGGTGTTGGTGTGGGAGCATCATTTGATCAAATTTGTTCTACTGTTGCAAGTGAAGGTGGATATGTAGAAAGTGGTGTTGATTTTGCATACACAATGACAACTACAAGATCAATTCCAACTCCAGGTGGAACAGAACTTCCATTAGTTGCTATTCGTCTCAAAAATACTTTCCAAGGATATCCAAACAGAATATCAGTTAGATTAAATAATATTT